CCATGAGTGCGAAGAGTTATCCACATGCTGTGGCAAGGAGAGGCACGAACATGTCGATGATTTCTGTGGAAGCTGCAATGAGTGGGCCCAGTTTGAATGCGAAGAATGCGATAAGGAGCAGTCCCCACCAACAGACAGAACAATACAAATGCCAACACGAAGAGTCAGAATTAAAACTACAGGCGAGAGAATGACAGAAGATATTGATAACGCCATGCAATCAACAGGCAGGGCGAAGCCAGACAAAGAGCAAAAAGCAAGGATTAAATTAACGGTATCCGAAGGCTGTACCACTAACGAACTGCTGGGGTTTTGCCATAACATGCTTGATCTTCCTATAAGCCTCAGAACCGCACAAAGATATATGGAGAAATATGGCGGTGATAGGTTAGATATAGATCAGCCTGTAGACTGGACAAACCTCGATGGAATGATAAATGCAGGGGTAATTCAAAACACCATCCCTACACTAAACAAAGTAAATACATGGGTGCAATCAAAATTTGGCACAACAGACCCAAAATGGGAATCAACGTATAGGGATTTGAGATGGCAATCCTACGTAATCGCATCGGCTCCCATTACAAAGCGTATGGATATTTGGGCTATGGGCCAATTGCTTTCAATCACAGCGAGACTAGCCCTTTATCAGGGAGAAGAAATGGCCGTTGTAGGAAGGCCTATTATTATGTGGTTGCAGTACGCTCCATTCGAAAGCAAAGAGGCCGATACTAGATACAAAAAGGCGGTCGAAGAGGGGCTAATCCCCCACCTAATGGACGGCCTAAAATTCTTCTTAGCACATGACGACAGAAGTGGTGAAGACGGGGTGATTAAAACTAAAACATCAATGGCCATGGCGATGTTCACAAACGACGTAGATGCACCACTAATAACACGGGATGAAAGTAGTTATCCTCATAAGTTACACGTTTCTCCCAACCCATACGTACCGCCAGCAGACAGGCTAGAACAACTACCTACAGACAGAACAATACAAATAGGAGGAAGTTATGGATACTAATAATCGTAAATTAGGTTCTGTTGACGAAGATGAATTGTTGAGTGTGAATGAGGTCGGAACTATCCTAGGCGTTTCCAAGCCCACGGTCTACGGCCTTTTGCGGCATGGGGTTATAAACTCTCTATATATAGGACGTTTAAGGAAAGTGCCTCGCAGTTCGCTGAAGCAATATATCAAGGAGCAGTTGAGCAACCCTTTCAAAGATACAAGGGGCTCAAAGGGCTAATCTAGCATTGAATTATGATTGCTCATCAAAAATTAGTTAAAGACAAAATGAAAAAAGAGGATGCGAGGAACCTCTTTGGTGAATGGTGGAAAGAAGTTGATACTGATATAAAAAAAGCAGTAGTTAAACAAATCGATATAAGAACAGCCGCAAAGTTAATAGAAAAATATGAATGGCTGGGTTGTATGCCAGCAATGGTGAAATATTGTTATGGAATTTATTTTGAAGGGAATTTAGGTGGGTGCGTTGTTTATAGCACCGATTACAGCGAAAATCTTGGAAGTTGGGATAAATACGACTACTCAGGGAAATTAATATTACTTTCAAGAGGTGCTTGTGTTCATTGGGCTCACCCTCATAGTGCGAGTAAATTGATTACTACTTCTATGAAAATGCTTCCCGACAAATATAAAATTGTAACGGCAACAGTTGATGAATTAGCTGGCGAAATAGGAACGATTTATCAGGCTTGTAATTTTTCATATATTGGCTCAATGAGAGAAAATAATCCAAAGGTAAAAAGTCTTAAAAGATTTGGTGTAAAAATAAAAGGAAAATTATATGGCGGTAGATCAATCAGACAAAAATTAGGGACACAAAAAAAAGAAGAAATTTTAAAAGCTTGGCCAGCCGCTGAGTTCGTTCCTCAAGCAAGTAAAAGAAGATATTTTTATTTTTTAGGAAATAAACAAGAAAGAAAATACTATAAAAAACAAATTGAAACTCAAATCAAACCATATCCAAAGCGGTAAATTGTACTTCTTATGATCTTAAAGACTCTTAAGACTCTTAAGAAAGAATATCTTTCTTATCTTCTTCTTAAAAAAATCCATTAAGATTTTTTTAAGAAGAAGAAGATAAGAGAAGAAAGAAAAGAAAGAAAAGAAAGAAAAGAAAGAATTAACGTCATGGTTTGTCTGGAAAAAGAAAAGAATGAAAATCGATAAGTTCTCTGTAAAAGTCTACCCCGATCCTAAACTCTCTAAAAATGGCTTTAGAAGCACCCACTGGCGTATTCTACAGCCCCTCATTAAACAAGCAAGAGAAGATGGCTATATGCTTGCCCTAGAAGCACTCCCAAGAAACTTTGAACAGATGCCCTATGCCCATGTTCATATTAAGCAGCTTTACTCCAGAACTCCTAAAGATTTCGATGGCCTAGCAGTTAGCGTTGCTGGCTATATTGATGGACTGCTTATCGATAGCGGTGTCCTAGCTGATGATTCTCCCTTTTTTATCCGATCCTATACTCTAACGCACCAGAAAGTGCCTAAAGTGTCTGATGAATGTGTTATTATTACCGTATCGAGAGGGTTAGAGTGTTAGATACAGATAGTTACACTGGCACCGTAAATGGGGGCAAATTTATATGCGACAAACAACGAAACTTAGTCGAAAAAAAGTAACTGTTTTTCGGAGAGAGCAGATTCTTAGGCTTGCTTCAGAGGGAAGGACGCAGCAATTCATAGCCGATAACGTGGGAGTTACTAGGCAGACGGTATCAAAGACCCTTAAGAAAATGCTAGAGCGGCCAGATCAGAGTGAGTTACATGCCGATAGTTACAGGAGACTGCTTACCCAGCGGCACGAGAGGATGTTAGAGGAGCACTTGCCTGATGCTATAAACCCAGACAACCCACGAAAGCTAGAGGCCGCAGATCGTTGCGTTAATATAATGAAGGAGTTAGCGAGGATCAATGGAGTGATCCCTGAAAAGGCACTGGTTGATATGCGGACACAGGAAGTGACGGTTAATGCAGATGCACCGCTACTCGAGATAGTGCACCAATTAAACCATGAGGATTCACCAAGATATAATTCAGCACCACCAGAAGATGGCACAGAGCCCAGAACTATTTCTCAGGACGATCGGGGCTGACCCTTACCCAAAGCAAGTTGAGATTGCTAACGCACTGAGAGATAACCGCAGGGTTTCGGTTGTGGGCTGTAACGGCTCTGGGAAGGACTGGCTGGCCGCAAGGCTTGCCCTTTGGTATGTAGGCCACCATTCTCCAGCTAAGGTTGTTATTACAGGCCCGACCTTCAGACAGGTTGATGATGTTGTCTTTAATGAGTTAAGGACTGCTTATAATTCAAGACCTTCAGCAGCAGGATTCGGGGGAAGGTTATTTGACTCTCCCAGATGGGAGTATGATTCGGAAACTTTCATTGTGGGCTTTTCGACTGATAGGTCGTGGAACCTACAGGGTTATCACAGTCCGAACCTACTGGTCATAGTAACTGAGGCTCACGCCATGAGCGAAGATGACATTAACGCTCTTTATACTTTGAACCCAAGCAAGATACTTATGGTGGGAAATCCTTTTGCAGCCGCTGGCCCCTTTTACGCTTCCCATCACCAGAACAGGCACTTATGGAAAACCTTTAAGATCAGTGCTTTCGACACGCCCAATCTTATAGAAGGTCGGGTTGTTAAAGCAGGGATGGTTACCCAAGAGGACATTGACGACAGGGCCGCAGAGTGGGGAGAGCATTCTTCTCTTTATCAAGGAACTGTTCTTGGGGAATTCAGCGACAGTCTCGATGACGTTGTTATCCCTTTATCGGAAGCCCTTGCTGCCAGTAATCGTAAGCGAACTCCAGAGGGAGAGATCATTGTTGCCTGTGACGTTGCAAGATACGGCAAAGACAAGACCGTTGCTTTCCGAAGGCAGGGCAATGTAGCAGAGATGATTTACAGGGTTCAGGGCAGAGACTTAATGGAAGTAGCTGGATGGTTAGGACGGTACTGTGAGGACAACCGTGTTGATGTCCTAGTGGTTGATGACACTGGGCTTGGAGGAGGAGTTACAGATCGTCTGAATGAAGTAGGCTTAAAGGGAGTTACGGTTCTGCCCTTCAAAGGTGGATCGAACGCAGGAGCAAAGGACAGGTTTGCTAACTCTACCACAGAGGCTTGGTGGGGAATGAGGGATTGGATCATGGCTGACGGCCAGATACCAGATGAGCCTTCCCTTCTTGCCCAGCTTGCCAGCAGACGATACACTATCCAATCAGACAAAAGGCTCCAGCTAGAGAGTAAGGACAGGATGGGTAAGAGCCCTGATGAAGCAGACGCATTGTCGATGACATTTCTTGACAGACCCGGGTGGGGGGTATGGTAATAAAAGCTGACAACTTAGGTACGATTAGTATGCCTGAGCATCGACCAGAAGGGGCAGCAAAGGTCTACAAGTACAGAAAGACTACAAGCTTACCTAAAGCAACGATTGGGGAATGTTGCAATTCAGGAAACTGTAAGAATTTTTATGTTGATCTAGCAGATGGTCTTTGTGTTAAGTGCTGGGATAGACAATCTCATAGTATGTCTTTTTTTAGAAAGCAATCAAGGAAAGCAAATGCAAAACGAAAAAGAGCTAAGATGCCGCTCCTGTAATAAACTCCTTGCAGAAATAGCAGTCAAAGGAACTGTAATTGTTTGCAGTCGATGCAAGTCAAGAAATGAGGTATAAGCGTCTTATAATATGTCGTTTAGCTATGAATATGCGACATACAGCACAATATAAATAGGAGGAGAGTAATGTATACCTATGAATTTAATGTTACGAGACACGTAGACGGAGACACAATCGATGGCGATATTCGTCTTGGGTTTGACGTTATACTCTATAAGCAGCGACTGAGGCTATTTGGTATTGATACGGAAGAAAGTCGCACCCGGGATAAGGTCGAAAAGTTCTATGGCAAGTTGGCAAAAAGCTACTTGGCTGAACAGGCTCCAATTGGCTCTAGAATAAAACTGGTATCTCACGAGAAAGGCAAATACGGCAGAATATTAGCCAGTATTTATAATGATGATTCTGATATTTCTATTAATGAGAAAATGTGTATGGAGTCATTAGCTGTTCCTTATCATGGTCAATCTAAACAAGAAATCCAAGATGAACATTTAGTAAACAGAAAGAAGTTAAGGGAGAAAGGGATAGTTCCCCCATTACCTTCAGGGTATACATCGGCTTAAACATTAAGAGTTTGACATCGATTTAAAGAGATGATACCGTTCTAAGTTGATTGAATCTAGTCGGCATTGGCAAGTTCGCTAAAGCCATCGGAGGACTATGGCTAGATTCTGGCAGTTCTGGAAAGATCACGACAACTACTCAGATGAAATCTCCGCAACGGTTCCGCTTGCAACAGATATAAGTGATGTTGAATACCCTTCAGACAACTACAAGAATTTTGCCAAAGAAGGTTATGGGCACTCAGAAGTTGTTCATGCTTGTATCAGGGAACTTGCCGTTGGTGTTGCATCCCCCCGATACTTTGCTAGAAGTGCCGATGTTTCAGACGGAATAGTTGAGGCTCCAAACACTCCATTGGGCCACCTAGTAGACAGGCCCAATCCCCAGACTGATTTCTACCAATGGATAGAGCAGTTTGTCACCCATTTATATGTTAGTGGAAATTCTTATATTTTAAAGGAACGAGACAAGGCAAATAACATATCTGCTTTATGGCTGCTAAGACCAGATCGGATTACCATTAAGCCTTCAGATATGGGAGTTCATGCCTATGTTTATACAATTGATTCCAAAGAATATGAAATCCCGAAAGACGATATTGCTCACATGGCTTTTCCTAATCCATCAGGAGATGTTTATGGGGTAAGCCCTCTATCTGTTTTATCTAAGGTCATAAACCTTGATATGGCAATGACCGATTTTGCAAAACTATATTTTCAGAACGCTGGAGTGCCCAGCGGACTATTAAAAATCAAAAGACGAATTAACAGTCAAGAAGAAGCGGCAACCATCAGGTCAAGATGGCGTTCCACATTTGGTGGGTCGAATAATATGCACAGGGTTGCTGTAATGGATGATGATGCAGAATACCAAGCAGTTGCTCAAGCACCGAAGGACATGGGCCTTCAGGAATTACACAACCTAACAGAAAGCCGGATTTGTTCGGTGCTTGGGGTTCCTCCAATTGTCATTTCAGCAAATGTGGGATTGCAACGTGCGACTTATTCTAACTACAGGGAAGCTAGGTTTGCTTTCCATAGCGAAACCCTTGATCCTTTGGTAAAGAGAATAGTCAGATTCTTAAATTACTGCTTGGCTCCAGATTATAACAACCAGCTATTAATCGACTTTGATAATTCTGCGGTATTAGATGTAATGGACAATAGAGACTCCCTTCCTGCTAGAGCAACTACGTTATTTGCAGGGGGAATTATAACCCTGAACGAAGCTAGAGAAATGATCGGTCAGCAATCGATGACAGATGGCGATGAAGTGGTAGCGGTTGGGGAAATCGAAGCACCTGCATTAGCAGGAGGACAACAACGCAGAAGAAATATTGTTCGGTCACTAACGGAACCCCAATCAAAAACAATTATTGATATTAAGGCTCCAGAACCAACAGCTAGAGCCATGCAGTTATCTAAAAACCTTTTAATTGATAGAGAGTCAGAAACCGATAGACTTGCTCAAGAATCCGAGAGACATCTAAACAGACTCAGGGATAGGGTTATGGGGATGGTTGGTCGATTGATGGAGCGTGGAGAGTCAGTCCAAATACTTAAAGACCTGAAGCAGTTGCCGATTGATGTGGCTGATATTTTACCCGATACAGCAACACAAGAAATGGTAGATATTTTACGTGGTAGCTATATAAGAGTTTCAAGGAAAACCTATGAAAGAATTAACGCATCTGGATTAGCAGGTGCGGTTGAATGGTCAGATAAATCTCCAGTAGTTACAGGGATACTGACAACTGTAAATGCTAGAGCGGATATGATTCACCACACAACCAGAAAACATCTGCAAAAAGCAATTGGAGAATCACTTCAAAGGGGATATTCAGTTGAACAGTTAGCTAGAGGAGTTCCTGCTGACAATTTTCCAGGCGTGCAGGGAATTATGGGCGAAACTGATATAAGGTCACGATTAATTGCTAGAACTGAAACAATGCGGGCCCAGAACATGACCACAACAAGAATTTATAGATCGCAGGGATTTGAATATTGTCGAGCAGTAGATATTGATGGAGACCCAAATGATAATTTTGTTGACCCTGCTGATCCTTACGGATATACCTGCGCCCAAAGAGACGGACAAATATATTCAACGTTAGATGCTGAAAATGTAATGGATCATCCAAACGGAACCCTTTCATGGATTCCGATGCCGTCAGCATATAAGCCAAGCGACATACTTTAAGGAGTAATCTATGGAACGCAAAACAAGCAGAATAGATAGTGCAAAAGTTATTGATGAAAAACAGGGGATTGTAGAAGCATTTGTTAACACAATGGGAGTAGTAGATAAAGATGGAGATATCATCAGCCCAAATGCTTTTGATAAATCCATTACCGACAATTTACCAATCCCTGTTTTGTCAGGACACAATCAAGGTGAGGTTGTTGGGAAAGTTCTGTCTGCGATGCCTGTTCAAAAAGACAACGCTTATCAACTTCATGCAACCATGCAAATGAATATGGACACTCAGTCGGGTCGTGAGGCTTACTCAAATGTCGCAGGTGAATATGTTAGAGAGTGGTCAATTGGATTTAATATGCCAGATAATGGAGCGAAATACGATACCGTTGAAGGAACTCCAGTTAGAACCATCGAAGAACTTGATTGGGTTGAAACCTCAACAGTAATCAGGGGTGCATCTCCTGATACTGCAACAATTAGTGCCAAATCTGATAGCGAAAAAGACGCACTTCCAGTTCATGATACTGGAGTGCAAACTCAAGGAGCATCTTGGGATGCTACCGCAGAGATTAGAAGAATACCAAACGATTCAGAAGCCAGTAAATTAAGAAAGATGTATGCCTATATCGACCCAGAAAAAGACCCTGCTACAAAAGCAGCCTATAAGTTCCCTCACCACATTGTTAGTGTTGCTGGAGCCGTAGGACTTGCCAATATAAAGGCTTGTCAGTCTGGGATAGGCGTTCTTAATGGTGCAATGGGTGGAGCAGATATTCCAGCTAAAGATCGAAAGGGAGTCTGGAAACATCTGGCCGCCCATCTTAAAGATGCTGATTTAACTCCTGCTGAGTTGCGTTCGGAATACGCCTCTGACACGACCGATCAGGTTGCCTCAGACACGGAACTCCAGAAAGCAAAACATAAATTAGCGGAGATGAAATTAGAAATATTAAAGTCAAGTCACAAGGAGGCTTAGATTGAATACGAGAGAGATACGAAAAGAGGCTGGTGCTCTTTTACAACAAGCTGAAGCTGCATTGACTGATGGCGATCTTGAAAAAGTTGAAGCCATTAGTTCAGATGCACAGGCTAAGATGGCAGAAGCAGATCGAATCGACAAGGCTGCTTCAGACATTAAGAAACTCCAAGGAGAGTTTCAACAGCCTACAAATACTGTTCCTGTAGCAAGTAAGGATGTGGCTGCCTACGATGCAGATGACAAAACAGCCAAGACCAAAGGTTCCTATCGACCTGCTTCATGGGTGAAATCCCTTCCTGCAATGGCACAGCCATTATGGGTGCAGGAGCAGATGGGTGATACCGAGAAGGAACATGCACAATTCCAGACTGACACATTCACAAAGTGGTTACGAGCACCTAGTGATAATGTTTTCTGGAAGACTGCAACGCCTCAAGAAGTTAAAGCCATGCAAGAAGACACAGATACAGAAGGCGGCTTCTTCGTTCCTGAAGAATTCATAAACAGGACGATCCATGATCCGGGCGTGCCCGGCTCTCAGTTGCGACCTCTCTGCACGGTTATCCGTGTATCGAGTAAAGATGGCTATGTCCCAACAATGGGATCAGCGACTTGGGCAGCAATAGCTGAAGAAGCTGCGTTCTCAGATCAGACTCCAACGGTTGGTCAGGTTCCATTCTCTATTGAGAAATCTGGTGGACTTGTAAAGGTTACTAGGGAATTGCTTGATGATTCCGCAGTTAATCTTCCTGCACTTCTTTCCCAGATATTCCAAGAGTCCGCAGGACGTTTTGAGGACGTTGGTATTATCAGCGGTAATGACACCACTCAGTATGGTGGAATCATGTCTGACACCGATGTTGAGTTCTACACGATGGCAAACGCAACTTCTGTTGTTGCTGCCGACCTTGTTGGAACTTACTACAAATTGGACGCTCAGTTCAGGGCTAATGGAACATGGGTTATGAAGTCAGCGATTGCATCGCTGATTAACCAGATTAACTTGACAGGGAACGGCGTGACAGGTGTTCCGAATATTACGGCCGCTCCATCTGACTTCATTCTTGGTCGACCTAACGTGACCACCGATGTTGTTAGCGGTCTTGGTGCGACGATTACAAGCACCGAGAAAATCGCCCTATTCGGAGACTTCAGGAATTACTACATTTTTGATCGTGTAGGGTTCTCAATCCGAAGAAACGATAGCCTCTATATGGGCAATGACCAAATTGGCTTCTTTGCCACACGCAGAGGTGACGGTCAAGTTGGATTAGCAAACGCATTTAAGATTCCAAGGGCTGCATAGTCAGTCCTGTTGGGGGGAGTCGGGGTTTAGAATCAAGCCTCGGCTCCTCTCAGGTGGTAATAACTAGGACTTAGGAGGTACGGATTATGCCGAAGGCGAAGAGTTTAATTAATGTGACGTTTAGTGCTACTGGAGAGGTTTATGAGAAGGGCAAAATCTACGATGTCCCTGCTGAAACTCTCAAGAAGTATCCTGATGATTTTAAGAAGATGGATACAAAGCCAGAGAACAAGTCGAAGAAGGTAGATGAGAATAAGTAATGGCTGTTCGGCACACGTACGCTACGTCCGATGATCTTAGAGACTTAGGGGCGGGGGAGAACTCTTAATCATCCCCTCCCCTGTTAGATGTGGGGGCAGAGAATCCTTCTGGTTCTAGCGAGTTCAGTTGGTTCCCCCTCTGCCTCCGCAGATAACAGAAAGGGAGTAATGGCTAAAGTAAAAGTTTTATGTCTTAAAACGCAGACATTTGGACAAGCGATTGATGGAGTTTCTGGGCTGAGTTTTAATGAGGGTGCTGAGTATTCATTGCCTTCTGACTTTGTAAAGAATTATCCAGATATCTTCAAGTCTTTAGAAACTAAAAAAGTAACCAAAAAAGCAACAACACAAGAGAACAAATAACAATGGTAACTCGTCACACATATGCATCAGCAGATCATCTAAGGGACTATCTAGCAGGAACATCTTATTCTTCAACTTGGACTGCGGACAGTAATTCTATAAGAAGAATTCTGGAATCACAGTCCAGAAGAATAGATAACTACTGTCGAGGGGGAGCATTCGGCCCTGTTACAGAGACACGCCAGTACGACATTGGAGTGGGTACACTACTACATAGTCCACAATATAGCGTGTACGGGGGTTCTGGTGCGAATCTGGGCAACCCAGAGCAACTCGTACCCTTGATACCATTGGACGGGTGGTTGGTTTCAACCACAACGGTGACTTCATATTCAGGAACTGCCAGAACAACCTCAGAGACTTTATCTGAGGGATATAATAATGATTTCTTTTTATTGCCTTATAACCAGAGCCCTAAAACAGCTTTAGAGTTAACTCAGGAAACAGCCAAGACTTTCAACTCAGGGCAATCAACATTACATATTCTAGGGACTTGGGGATATACAAATAATACTTCTCCTGAGAAAACAACCACAGGAACAATTGCTACGACAACTGAGACATCTTGGGGAGTTAATGACGCATCTGGTTTAAGCCCTGCTCAGACTATTCTTGTTGATAGTGAGCAGATGTATATTACGGGAATATCTTCTAACACTTTAACAGTAGAACGTGGAGTAAATGGAACTACGGCCGCTACTCATTCTGCCAGTACATCGGTTTATATATATGACTATCCAGAACTCGTAGCACAGGCGTGTCTTGATCTGGCAAAGATCACATTTAGGAATCGTGATCTTGGGGTAGTAGATACGCTTGGTGTATCAGAGCAAAATATTACAGTTGCAAGTAAAGAGTTATTTAATGTTCTTGCAACTCTTGATGGATACAGAGAGGGCGCTACAACCAATTCGGTTATATTCTAATGCCATTATCACCCATCACAATTGAATATGAATTAACAGGAAAAATAAAGCAATCAATGTTAGATGAAAAAATGGACAAAGCAATCTCAGAAGGAATTCTGGAAATGGCTACCATCGAAGGACAAACAAAAATACAAGATCAACTGTTTCCAAGCCACGGCTATATTACTGGAACTTTGCATAGAAGCATAAGTACAGCACTAGTGGGGCCGATGGTTGCTCAGATTGACGCAGGTAAAAATAGATTTGGAAATAATCTTGTTTATGCGTCATGGGTAGAGGGAACTAGCCCAAGAAATGCTAGTTCTAGTTTTAAGGGTTACAAAATGTTCCAGAAAACTTTTAAAAAGTTAGAAGGGATGTCAGAAGCAGTTGTATATAAGTATATTGGTCAACGAATAATGAGGATATTTAGATGACTAGATCAGGAGCAATTACAGCGATTGATACCAGACTAAGCACAATCTCTGATCCTGCTTTTGTCGCTGTTTATAGAGGTGAAATGCTTGCTGTAAGTGGAACTCCTGTTCTAGCTTTTTGGATTGAGGGAAGGCGTAGCACCGCATTAACTTTGAGCAATGCAGGAAGTACCACTTCTTTCACGATCAGATCATATTTTAGATTACAAAGTAGTGCGGATGTTAGAGAAGAAGTTGAAGAAGATTTATGGGATGCGATGTACGCAGTTGATAATGCACTTAGAGCAGATTCAAACCTGAACGATAACGCATCAGATATTAGAATCGGTTCTGCTACCGCAGGATATGCAACGGTTGGTGGAGTGACATTTAGAACTGCAAGTACCCCTCTAGAAGTAGACATTTTAGATGATGTAACTATTACACCGTAGGAGTAATCAATGGCTAAAACAAATGGATTAGATGTCAGATTATATGTTGAAGGATACGATTTATCGGGAGACGCAAATGCACTAAGTGGAATGGGTTATTCGAGTACATTATATGAAACTCCCACATTGGATTCTAGTGCGATGAAAAGAATAATCGGCCCTGTTGATACCACCGTTACTGTTAACGGTTGGTTCGATAATGCAACAGGACAAATTCATCCAGTATTTACATCTAATAGCGGTAAAATTCCAACAGATGACCAGTTGCTGTTAATTCCTTTTGGGAGTGCTATAGGGTCAGTAGCAATGGGGCTTGTTTCAAAGGAAGCTAATTACGATGTTGAACGCCCTGATAGCGGTGCGATAAGTGTGTCTTCTAATTTTAGTGCTAATGGAACGGCCGCTGAATATGGCAAAATGTTAACAGCACACAAAGATTCTCATGCGAGTGCTACTTCCAATGACTCAGAAGACAATAGTGCATCTTCATCATCTGGAGCAGTCGCATTTCTACAGGTGTTTTCGGTAGCGTCTGGAACACCAACATTCAAGATTGAACATTCAGCAAATGATTCAAGTTGGGCTGATCTTGTTAGCTTTACCGCATCTCCTGCGGTGACAGCAGAGAGGGTGACGGTTGCAGGAACAGTCAACAGATATCTTAGGGTGACAAGTACAGGCACATTTACCACTTGCGTATTTGCCTGTGCAATACAGCGATTATAGAAGTTTTAATATAGGAGGGCTTTATGGCCAAGCAGTCAGGTTTAGGTGATTATATAGCGGTCGATGATAGCGGTGGTTCGGCTAGGGATATCAGTAATGATATATCTAGCTATACCATTGATACGCCCCAGAATCTTCTGGAAGCTACAGGAATTGACAAGTCAGCTACCGAGAGGATTGTGGGTCTTAATGACGGTACTGTTACCTTGAATGGATACTTTGATTCTGCTTCAAATAAGTGGCACGATGTTTTCAAAACTCGTACAGGTACTCGCACCGTTACAATAGCAATAGGTGGAAATTCCAGTTCAAACCCCAAATTAGAAATGGAAATGTTGGTTTCTGACACTACGACTGAGCGTGGGGATGATGGCATGATTAATGCCACAGCAACCCTGCTATTACAGTCAGGAACAACACCTGCATGGACAACGGTATAACCGATGGCATTTAGGCTATCGCCTAAGACGATATCTCTGGATTTTGGAGATGTTGATTTGAATACAATGGGGGTCGAGGTTTTTGGGGATGTCTCGATGGAAACCCTGTTTAATTTACAAATTGATTTATCGTCTGGGGAACCATTGCAAATGAAGGAAGCGTGTCTGTTGTTTGGGGAATCAGTTCTTAAAAGTTGGGATGTTCAGGATGATGATGGGGTAGATATTCCTGCTACTGGAAGTGGCTTTTTGTCCCTTCCAATGTCGCTTGCTACATCCATTATGACTGCTTGGACTGACGCTGTTGGAACTGTTGACCCAAACTTAGAAACCTCTGCCAACGGTACTTTACAGTCGGTGGGGGTACAGACCGATACGGCAATAAAATAAAACAGCCGATTGAGTTAGAGATATCGATAGCTGTTGATGGATTGGCTAAAAGGTATGGTGTTACGCCAAGCCGTATTCTGGAGGAACCTGCATCAATATTGTCTCTGGTGCAATTGGCTGCGATGAACGAAAGCGACCAGAACAAGAAGCATGAAAAGAAAATGAAAGAAGCATCTCAGAAGAAAAGGTAATTATGCCAAATGTTGGCGATCTGACAATTAAAATCAAAGGTGATTCTAAAGACCTTAGTAAATCTATCGACAAAGCTAAGTCTAAAATCAATGGACTTTCTAATGGTTTTAAGAGTGTCGGTAAAAAGATGTCTATGGGTCTTACTACACCGCTGCTTGGATTTGGAGTTGCTGCAATTGCAACAGCAGCCAAGTTTGAAAAGGGAATGAAAAAAGTACAGGCCATAACGGCATCAGACACAAAAGCCATGAAACTCCTATCAGATCAGGCGAAGGAACTTGGAGCATCCACTAGGTTCTCAGCAACCGAAGCAGCAGATGCTATGAGTTTCTTAGGAATGGCAGGGTTCAAGACCGCAGATATTATGACAACCTTGCCGGGCGTTCTTGATTTGGCAGCAGCTTCTGGAATGGACTTGGCACAAACAGCAGATATTGCTTCCAATATCTTAACTGGATTTGGTAAAGAGGCATCAGACCTTGCCCACGTAAATGATGTTCTCGCCAAAGCAATGACAAGTGCAAATGTTGACCTTTCGATGATGGGAGAGGCAATGAAATATGTGGGGCCAGTTGCAGCATCAGCAGGACAGAGTTTTGAGGGAACAGCAGCAGCAATTGCCCTTATGGGTAATGCAGGTATTCAGGGATCAATGGCAGGAACTAGTCTTAGAGGAGCAATGACCAGACTTTTGACTCCGTCTACCGAAGCTGAAGCTGCATTAAGAAGACTGGGAATTCAGGCTACGAATTCCGATGGTAGCCTAAAGTCGATGACGAACATTGTTGAACAGTTAGAAACTTCTGGAATATCAACGGCTGACGCTATGACAATATTCGGTCAACGAGCAGGGCCCGCAATGATGGCACTTGTAAGTCAGGGTTCAGGTGCTTTGAAAGAAATGGAACAAAGCCTGATTGACTCAGAAGGAACAACCAAGCAAATGGCTGACACCATGCAAGAAGGCTTGGGTGGTGCGATGATTGAATTAAAATCCGCAATGGAAGGTATGATGATTGCATTTGGCGAGGTATTATTGCCGATGCTAACTAAGTTAGTGGATAAAATAACTCCTGTTATTCAAGGGTTCTCAAAATTGTCTCCGCAGATGAAAACAATTATTCTGGTTATTGGTGGGATAGTAGCGATCGGTGGGCCGTTATTAATATTTATAGGAATGATGATTCCTGCTATTACAGCATTGAGTGGTGTATTTGGATTACTGTCATTATCGATGCTACCAATCACAGCAGTCATATTAGGAATTACAGCTGCCATAGTTGCAGGAATTCTGATATGGAAAAACTGGGATAAGATTGTAGAGGTATTTCAAGAAACATGGACAAAGGTATCAACCAATGTTCAAGACACATTTAAAAAAGCGTGGGCGTGGATGATGCCCGGAGGTTCATTCAGCAATGCTATCAAGATATTAGAACTGGGTTGGAAAATCGGATGGGAGAACATGGTTCTATCTGTTAAACGTTCTATCAATTCGATAATTGATAAGATCAACTTCCTAATCCGATCATTAAAGAAAATGAAGGTAGCAGGGTTTGATCCATTTGGTGGTCTATCAGAAATTGGTAGACTTGATATATCTGGAAATATGCAGAAATTAAATCAACTGAAAAATCAATCAACGGCACTTTCATTGGGTGGATCAGGGGTTGTGCCTAATGCTGGGCAAAGAGCGACAGGCATACTGAAGAGTCTTCATGGTTGGCAAGGATCACCGCTCCCTGCATTTGCTAATGGAGGAATAGTAAATAAGCCCACTCTTGCTATGGTTGGAGAAAGTGGCCCCGAAGCCATAGTTCCTCTAGGCAGAGGGGGAGGAGCAGGGGGAGTTACTATTAATATCAATGGGCCAACTTATGGCTTTGATGATTTTGAACAAAAGGTTGGAGAAGCGATCAAGGATGGAGTCAGGCGTGGTGGCTATCAGGGAATTCTTCAAACAGGATAGATAATTATGGCAAATGAATTTGTACATGGAAGTGTTGGAACTGAACTGACTCAGGCTGAGTGGGAAGGTGTAGGTACTCACGTATTTAACTCTCAGGCAACAGGAGATGTAGTTTATGCCTCTAGTGCTACTCAGCTTACAAGATTGGGGATCGGTTCAGCAAATAATGTATTAACTGTTTCTGGCGGTGTTCCTACATGGGCAGCCATAACGGCAGTTGGCACCATATCAAGTGGCATCTGGCAGGGAACAGATGTAGGAGTTGCATATGGTGGCACCGGTGCATCTACTTTAACTGCGAATGGCGTTTTGATAGGTAACGGAACTTCCGCAGTTTCAGCAGTTGACCAATCAACTAAGGGACATATTTTAATCGGAGATGGATCAGGTAATCCACAGATGCTTGGGGTCGGTACTAACGACCATGTTTTGACCGCAGACTCTAGTGAAACTACAGGAGTCAAGTGGGCAGCCGTAACTACTGGTGCAGCAGCAGCAGGAACACTAACAGGTACAACGCTCAATAGCCCAGTTGTCACATCATCTTTAACGGCAGTTGGCACCATATCAAGTGGCATCTGGCAAGGAACAGATGTAGGAGTTGCATATGGTGGCACCGGTGCATCTACTTTAACTGCGAATGGCGTTTTGATCGGTAATGGAACAAGTGCTGTAACAGCAGTAGATATGAGTACCAAAGCCACAATCCTGATTGGTGACGGTTCTGGAAATCCTCAAACATTAGCAGTCGGTACAAACGATCAAGTTTTGACCGCTGATAGCGGTGAGACAACTGGAGTTAAGTGGGCTGACGCAGGTGGCGGTGGAGCGACTCAATTACAGGCTTATGTTTATGCAATGAGTGTTGCAACATAGAAGGAGTAATTATGGCTACAGGTGACGTAACTATTTGGACAGGGACTACCTCAACAGGAAACGTATCTTTTCAACCATCGGCAGGAGTTCAGATGACATTGAAATGCTGTTCTGGTCAGTATCTCTCCAGTACAAATTATATAATGCTTGAAAATCAAAGCGGATACAACATTAGAGGTGATAACGTCTCCTTTCCCCAGTTGAATTCATTGAATTCTGGTACGGCTTGGGATGCAGGAGATCAGGTCGAGTGGTTCTCAAATCAGTTAATGACAAACGCCAAATATGTTGTCATAGATGGTGTTGGTTCGTCACTTAAAGGGTATTATGCAGCAGGAATTCAAACAGACGCATAGGAGCAATTAAAATGGCACAAGGTGACTATACAATAAGTTCATATGTTTTAACTACAGGCGACGCTTCATTTCAGCCGTCATCAGGAGTTAGTGCTGTTATTAAAAGCTGTACTGCTGAATATCACTCTTCTTCAAACTATATAAATTTAAAAAATAGTGGAGGTAGCGAGATAGGATACCTAAGTGGAGCAACTGGAGCCTTGAGGGTAGGGGATTGGCTCGCAGGAACATTATATTTTAACTGCACAATCTTCATTGACAACTCGTCCTACTTAAAAATGTCTGGAACTGGGTCATCGAATAAAGGATATGCAGTCGGATACGTACAGATTAGCGAGTAACAGAAAAGAGGGAATATGTCATATACAGATAACACATCACCAACGCTAGATGATTTGAAGGCTATAGAAACGGACTGGAATACGTTCATAGATAACTTCTATGCAACTGCGGATGCTAGATATTCAGATATCAAATTCTCAGATGTATCCATTCAAGGATCAAATGTTTTGATCTATCAGAATGGAATTCCGAAGTTACACGAAACAACCAATGAACCTCTATTCACGGCCATGAACAATACAACTCTTGCACCTATAGAACTGCCGAGAGATGCCTTAAATGCCTTGAGGATGATAAGTCATAAGAGAGATATAACTGACGCTAAGATCGAAGGTGGCGTCCGAATGTCAATTGATAAATTCGGATGTTTGTGTGGTATGGCTCTTTTTAGTTATGACATTCCAGACGTTGGTGATAATCCGGGCATGACAACCCTACTGGCAGCCAATAAAGTCACCATCCGAAAATACTCAGCAGATCACGTCTGGGAAAATGAACATACATATTTTGGTTGGGAAGTTCGGGACGTATTAGTCTCTGAATAACAATGAGTGACATAGATCGACTAACTCAGGTAGTGAGCGTACAGGTTTCCCCAGTAGTTAGAAGGATGGAGAAACAGTTATTAGGGATGAGGGCAGTTTTGATATTGAATTCAATTCTGCTATCATTGGCAATAATTTTGATACTGGTTCAATTATAATGACTACATTCGAAAATATATGGTCAACTGATCCTGAAGCAGGGAAAAATTTTCTTGCTAAATTAAAAAGAACAGAAGTCGAAAAACAGGGCAAAGAAAGCGTGATGTTAATTTCGGCAATTGTAGGAGTAGGATTAGGAATCTATTTGATCTTTAAATCATTGGAGGGATGAAATGATTGATAAGATACTTGAGGAAGATATCATTAAATTGATCGAAACAAATGCTTTAGCAGGGGAGCAGTTAAGAAGAATAGTTCTTGAGAGACAAAACCTAGAACTGCAAGCAGAACTAACAAAATACAAGATGGAATCTGCACCACCAAAACTGGAGCCATAAATGGCATGGACAACACCGAATAGTTGGAGTCCTACAATGGTCACAGCATCATTGCTCAATACGCACGTCAAGGATAACTTGTCTGCGTTATCTACTCATGACCATTCTGGAAGTGCAGGAGATGGGTCTAGTACTCTAGGAATCATAACCACTTCTCAGGGGAGTTTCACGTTTACAGATCAAGAAGGTAGTCCATCTACAACAGGGACATTACAAAGAAATTCATCAGCATTGGAATACTACAACGGTACTGCCGTTGTGAGTCTTTCATCCAATGCAGTAGCAGGAACAGCATCACTTAGAACTCTGGTGTCATCGATCCCTTCAACTGCTGTGGCAGCAGCATCAGGGGATCACACTCATTCTTAGGAGCGAACAATGGCTTGGACTGCACCCAAAACTTGGGCATCTGCGGAAGTAATAGTTGCATCTGGTAGTGGCTCACTCAATGAACAAATAAGGGATAATCTTCTAGCATTATCTACTCATACACATGACGGCTCCGCAGGGGATGGAGCATCCACACTAGATGGGACTACATCGTTCTCAGGAATCGGTACTGTTACATTTTCGGATCAGAGTTCTGACCCATCGGTAGCAGGGAGACTCCAAAGAAATAGCACCGAACTAAAATTCTATGATGGATCAGCAGTCCAAAATTTAACTCAAGCTGATGCAGCGGCAGGAACTGCCAGTTTACGATCATTAGGAACATCTAGCACAACGGCAGCAGCAGGGGATCATACCCATACATTTGTTTCCGTTTCTGAGAATGAATACGAGACTGCTCTGGGAACCGCTAATGGACTTGCATGGTACGATCCAAATAAAATTTCTGGTGGAACTGAAATTACTTTAATAACCCAATCACCAACGTTTTCTGGGACGCCTAGGGCAAGAGTCATATCAGGAACTTGGGTGGGTGGCCATAATGATACTTCAGCAACTCAGACCGTTGCAGTACGCTTATATATCAATTCAGTATTGAAGGCTACCGAAACTGTTGTAATTCCTGCTGTTTCCTCAGCAACCTATCATGAAGCACAAACTATATCTGTTGTTTTCCTTGAAGCATCTGCTACCTCTGGACAACAGCTTGATCTCAAGTTCCAACGAACAGCTTACAGTAGCGGTTCGGGAGATGATATATATACCTTAGGAGCATCACTTACCAATGAGATAGTGAGGATATAATAATGAAAAATTTATTTAGAAAAATACTCAAAAAAATTATATCTGGAATTACTTATCCATTCAGAATGACATGGAGAGGTATTAAAGCTGTCGGTAGATTTTGGAAAAGGGTTGGGATTGCTATTTATCGCAGTCCAATAGCAACTTATCATAAGATAATCTACTGGAGAGACAAGTTACTCAATACCGTTAATTATCTTCAGGAAGAATCTGCCAAGTGGCGAACAACGTTCACGATACTGAAGATGCCATATTCCTTCCTAAGAATGATGGGACTGTCTCCGCAAATGGCAATTGGGCTTTTAACAGCATCGTCAATGGCTGGAACAGGGGTCATCGTGAATGAGACATTACTAGCGGAGAAAAGTTTTGCAAATCGTGACCCGGGAGTTTATGCAGCATCTGTTGTTGGGCAAAATGCTCCTTTAGACATACCTACTGAGATTGTTGAAGGTTCAAACACCCTACGCATCTCACTTGGCAGCACTCCTGTTCGGGAAGTGACGATAGAGAATGTGTCGGTCGGAACGGTTTTTACAGGGTCAGCACTACCATCGGGAGAGCAAAATGTAGTACAGGTTTCAGGTAATGTTGTTACTGGTGGCACAAATACCAGGCTTGAGATAGGTCATCTGATTCTTGAAAATTCTCGCTGTAAAAAGTTGGAACTGACAGACATACAGGCTCATACGATAATCGTCAGAGGAAATGCGTCAGACGGACAGTCTATCGCTCCAAGCCCCGGCACATCCAGAATGAGAGCAATAGGGGGTGGACATCAACAAGCTGATGCTCTCGTCACGTCTGGTGGCACCTATGACCGTATCTGGATTGAGGCCCCTCTGTCGGGCGTTAATGGCAAGATAGGTACACTTCGGCTGGCCAACCTGTTCACCTCAGGCGGTGATTGTGTCCTCTCAAAGCTTAATATCGGCACAATGGAAATTTTATTAAATGAGATTGGCATGGGAGATGGGTTCAATACTAAGGAATTTGTTATAGCTACCACCGTTACAGGAGCCAATATAACTATTGAAGATAATGTGGAAGTGACTATAGCTGAACCTCCTACTAATTAATACAGGTTAAATTATGGCTAGTGGAAATTATGATCTCTGGGTTGATTGGGATAATGACGGAAACTATAGTAGTGCAAACGATGATATCACTTCTGATACCCTGAGAGTTTCCTATTCCAGAGGAAGGGATTTTGCGTCTCAGTTAACAGGTAATTCAACCGCAGGAAAGCTAACTGCAACGCTTGTTAATAATGACGGAAAATATTCTCCTGATAATACTGCAAGTGCTTTAACTGGAAAAATAAAGCCGGGCTTATCAATTAAGCTGACAGGTGGCGAGGGTGCATCCTTCCCTTTTACTTTTCCCTTTGCATTTGATGAGTCTACTCAATGGGTAGGACGGCTAGAAAGAATTATGCCGTCACCATCCTCAACATCTCTAAAAACTGCCCAACTTCAAGCGTTTGGTGTGTTGGGATATCTAAATGATTTTACCCCTACGATTTCAACCCTGACTGATAAACGAACCGATGAAGCGATAGATGCTATTCTAGATGCTGTTAGTTGGCCTGAAGCTGATAGGGATTTAGCAGAAGGCGAAACAACAATGACCAAGTTCTGGGTCAGGGACAAGAAAACGATCTCTGCACTTAGAATCCCTGAAGAAACTGAAGCAGGATTTTTATATGAAACCAAAGATGGAAAGATTGGATTCCAGAACAGGTTGACCAGACTGACTTCTCCATTCAATACTTCTCAGGCTACTTTTTCTGATGCGTCTGGTGCAACTAATACTTATGTGAGCATTAAGCAAGCAGACCCATTATCTACAATTGCGAATCATTTAGAAGCATCCTCCAGAAGCTACACAACAGGAGCATTAGCGGTATTGTGGACGCTTTCTGAAACAGGTGCGAATAGTCCGCTTTTGGTTGCAGGGGAATCCAAAACTTTCATTGCTAAGTATCCGTCTTCTATATCTGATAGAC